GCGTGACTTCCATCAATTGATGGCCGTCCTTACCGGCGGCCGGCCCGTTCTGAAGATCGTGCCGCAAGGCATGTCCAATCCCGCTAACATGGAAGTCTGGCAACATGCGCTTTGGTCGGTCATCAAAACCGAACGAATCATGGAACGATGGGGCGAGGCCATCGCCTGGGGCTTGATTGGCGATGGCGGCTGGCTGAAGGTCGGTTATGGCAGCCGGGACCCGAACGCGGATCAGCCTGATGTCCTGGTCTCATGCCCGCACCCATCCAAAATCCTGCCCGATCCTGACTGTACCGATCCCAGCTTGAGGGAATGCGGCTACATTCTATACGAGGAAGAGGCCGACCTCTCGGTTATCAGCCAGCGCTATCCCGAGCGCGGACATGAAGTAATGCCCGACAAGGAATCGTCATGGGTGGGGTCGGGGCCGACATCCCAGCATACGGGGTCGATTGCTTCGGCGGCATCGTCCCCCACGGGATGGAGTCAAAAAGGCGGGTTTCAGAGGGCCAGGGCCATCATTCGAGAATTGTGGATTGACGATTCCACGATGGAGCATTACACGGAAGAAGTCGTCACCGACATCGATTTGTCAACGGGCCAGCCGACCGTAAAAAAGGTGGATCGATGGAAGCCCAAATATCCTTATGGCCGCGTGATAACCTGCACCAAGGATGTGGTTCTAAGGGATATTCCCAATCCATTCGGATCGGCGTTTGGGCATAATTACCGCTGGCCCTTCGTGTTTGTGCCCATGGCCGAGGCCCCGCATCGGCTTTGGCGTCCGGGTCTGGCGTCGGATCAGACCGAATTGCAGCGGGCCATCAACAAGATGCAAAGCTTGATGCTGGAAAACAGCATCAAATGCACCAATGCCATCATGATCCGGGATCGCGACGACTCGGACGACGAAGACATCACGCTTTTCCCCGGCTGCACGATTACCAAGGATCGGGGCAGCGAAGTCAAGGTCGTATTCCCGCAGCCGCTTCCGGCCGCGGCTCTGCAATTTCAGGATCAGTTGATCCGGCGCATGAGCGAGTGTATCGGCCTGGCCGATCCTCCCGTGTCGCCGGGGCAGGCGGTTGCCGCGAAGACCGTTAGCTTCATGCAGCAGAAAGGGCATTTTCTGCTGGGAGAAATGGCTAAGCTGGCGGAGTCCTCACTTGAGCAGCTTGGGCAACGAATTGCCGGTCTGCAGCGGTCGCGCTATCTGCCTGGGAGACGCATTCCCATGTTCTCTGAGGAACGCATCCAGCAACCCGCCGAACATGCCTGGCCGGAACTTCCTGACAGCCTGCAAGTCAGGGTTGAAGCATCCAGTGGCTGGCAGGAGCAGATAGCCGCTTTAATGGCTCAGGCGGCGGCCTCGGATCCGCGGCAGGGCAAGCCCAAAAGGTAATCCATGGCCACCGGGAATCCGATTGAGATAGACCCGGAGCAGCTTTCAGTCAACGTACCCCGAAAGCTTAGAAAGGAAGTCGTTCTCAGTCAGGACACGACCAATCTAGTGCCGTATCGGGGGGCTCTGGCGGCTCGGGAAGGCTGGGGCACGGTCTGGGCCCTAACCGATTCCATCATCGGGCAAATGGCGTTCAAGTCGTCTGCAGGTCAGTTCCTGCTGATTTCAGCGACCACGGTCAGCGTTTTTTTATCCACCAGCCCTTATACCGGGGCGAGCATCAACCTGAAGGGCTCCAATAGCGCATTGACCGCGGCAAATACTCAACGCGCGGTTTTCTCTCCGCTCCTGAATTCGGCCACGCCCGGATTCGTCATGACCAACAACACCGATCCTCCCATCGCCTGGAAGGTCGGTGACATTCAATGGACCGTGCTATCGGCGGCCCCCGCCAAAGCCCGTTGCTGCGCAACGGTCACGCTCGGGGTGGCGGGCAACGTGGTCATGCTGGGCAACACCACGGAATCTTTGGTAAATTACCCGTCCAGAATCCGATGGTCATCGCTCAATGACCACACCACGTGGCCGGTCGCTTCGTATGCCGATTTGCTCGCCACAGCCGATAGCATAGTGGCCATCAGGGCGTTCAATCGGCTATCGGTTGCCATATACAAAGACTCGTCGATTTGGGTGGCCACGGCCCAGCCCGGGACCTCGGCGGCCTCGTTCGCGTTTGAGATCGTGGACCGCACCAATGGGCCAATCGGTCCCGGGGCAATCTGCGACGGCCCTTACAACACGCATATTTATCTCGGACGAGACGGCATTCTGTACCGGTTCGATGGTTCTGCAGCGGTTCCCGTAGCCCGGCTGTCCGACCTCAATGGGTTTTCGTTCGACTCGGCCCATACCGAAAACAACTGCATCCTGTATGACCGGTATCGGTCGAGATTTTATGGTGTCGCTTGGGCGCTGTCGTCCAATACTACGATATCGGGACTCGTCAGCATTTCGTCTGGAAGCATTGCGGGTCTGGTTCAGATATCGTCCGGAACCATCACGGGATTGGTCGTCGTCGGCAATGTCTGCACGGGCTTCGTGGTCATGGAAAGTTCCGGGAAAATCTTTCCGGTGTCGTTCGGTACGCGCCAAATCCGTTCTCTGGTCAATCTGGCGGATGTTGCGGCCAATAACAACGCGGCCGGCATGGACACGGCCATTTGTGTCGATCAGGCCGTGGTGGATGGTTCGTCAACGACCTTGGCAATCGTCTCCAAGCTGGAACTTCCGATATCGCCCACGGAGGTTTATGAATTCGACGGCATCGAGTATCTATTCGACGAATACGCGGGAGCGGATGTGGTGACGGTAACGGTTTTCTACGGGCCCGATATCGACCACACCCAGCAAGCCGTAATCTGGAATGCGCCCGTTCAGGCGGCCTCATCCCTGCTGGTTAGGTCCGTCAACCTGCAGGGGCGCTATCTAGCCGTACAGCTATCCATGAGCGCGTCATCCCGGATCTGGATCAGGAAAATCAACCTTTGGGCCTGGGGCAGGAGGTTATACGCATGAACTTTTCCAATGTCGTTCCGCCAATCCGCGCGAACCGGCAAGACCTTGAACCTTTGGCCGTTGAAGTTCAACACGCGCTGGGCTTGATCCTCAAGCAAATGGCCGCTTGTTGTGGCACCGTATTTCAGTCGGGACCCTTGGCCAATTTGCCAGACTCCACATCCGGACAGATTTTTTACTATGCGACGGACACCGGGCAATTGTTAGTCAATAGCGGTTCCGCCTGGTTTATTATCACCACTACCGCATTCACGCCATGAGCATCCCAACAACCGTCTATGCGCCCGATCCGTCTCTATATCCAACCTATTCGTCCGCGCTAGTCACGGACATCCAGAAGGCGCTTTATAACCTCAACCTGGCCGTTGCGACGGCGGTTAATCCGCTCTTGGCGGGAGCCTCTCTGGTCAACGTCATCGCCTATCAGAATCCGGGGACCTATGCCTATACGCCCACGGCCGGAGTCACTCATATTTTGGCCAAGACGCAGGGCGCTGGCGCAGGCGGCGGCGGCACCACAGGACCGGGCTTAGGTTATTTTTCGGTCGGCTGCGGCGGGGGTAACGGCAGCTACGCCGAATATTTCGGATCGGCATCGTCGCAGACGGTTACAGTAGGCGCGGGCGGCAATGGTGGATTGGGTCCATCGCATAAAAATGGCTATCCTGGCGGGCTGTCCAGTTTCGGAACGCTCTGCATAGCACAAGGAGGTCTCGGGGGCACAGGAATTAATCCAAGCTCAAATGCTTTCTTGTGTTATCAGGATACCGGCGGTCCTTCCGCATCGACGGGACTTTTTACCGTCGATGGCGGGCCAGGCGGGCCGGCTTTCTGCTATGACACAGTGGGCAATGTCGTTTCCGGAGCGGGTGCCAATTCGTTATTTGGCCATGGCGGCGGAGTCATCTGGCGAGCCCCCGGATTTGACAGCGCGGGCGGTTATGGACAGGGGTTCGGTTCCGGCGGGAGTGGAGCGGCTTCCAGCGGAACCGGGGCGATTGCCAGGACCGGAGGCGCCGGCGCGGGTGGGCTGGTTTTGGTCTTTGAGTTTCGTTGAGATTAACTTCTGACGTCGACAAAAGCCTGCCATCCACCCTTGCCCGGTTGAAACAGGTACATCATGTCAGGCTTTCCACCCGCGTAGGTGTCGATGCGCCATACCATCGGGCACAGCGCTTCCGCCGCCTTGATGGCACCGCCCATGTCGCAGCAGTTGTCGGCCGGCATGTCGAGGCGAAGAATGCCGTCGTCCACCACCGTCCACGAAATCCACCCGCATTGCAGGCCGCTGCTCCATATCGCACGCTGCCTAACTCGGCGCTCAACCGGACTTGCGCCGGCAGCATCGTCATTCATCGTTGCTCCTGTCCCGGCGCAAGCCGGTTAGCTCTGCGTTAGGGCACATCAATCCCCCGCCCATACACCATCAGGCCGCATCTTACAGCAGCTTTTCCTCATCGCTCGATTGCCGTTTGATCCTTTTCAAATGGTGGACGAAATAGGATGCCTTTGGCTGCTTGGTCGGCAGGGCCAGCCATGGGTTGAGGCTGATCGGATCGGTTCGTCTGTCCATCATCCGCTTGAGCATTGTTAGCCTGTACTTGGTGTGATACCGCGGATTGGTCCCTCTCAATCCCGCCATGAGCCACCAAATGCTTTCCCGCGTTAGTTCGCAGTACTGGGCTATTTGCCTGACCGTGTAGCCCTTTGATAGCGCCTTAATAACGATGCCCTGCCACCTAGTCAGGGCTTTGGTCCGCCTGTGCTCGCTCTTCATATCCTGACCAGTCCGCTGGCCGTTGAGAACCATTTTTTACGGCCGTCCAGCACCGGATTCATGAGCGTGGGTCCAGCTTGATGATACGATTCGTGGCCATTGCTCCGGCGAACCCTCTTGATGGACGTGCCCATCAGATAGATGTCCCGGTTAAAATTGCAGGGGATGATCGCGTTATGTGTGTGTGGCTGGATATCCTCAGCCCGTAGGACCATCGATTCGTAGTTATCCCGACTGAGCACCAGCATGAGCGTGTCGGCGGTAACAATGGTGGACGGCATGCTCGAAGCCCTGATTTCTATCATGTCCTGGCCTATGATCGCCGGGTCATAGCTGGCCCCGCCGACGATGTTCGTCTTTTCGGCATCCTCGTCGAGGGTGACACCGAGGACCTCGCCCGGCTTTACCGGACAGATAAAATCACCCGCGGCCCTGAAAAATCCCTGACAGGACAAGTCGAAGATGCGCGTGTTTAACGATATCATCGGTCTGTTTTCCTGGCTTTTTGCTCAAGAACGGCTTCCATCCAATCGGGGATTTCCTGACCATCCGGCATGGTCACGGCCATAGGCCGGGCCGGATCGTTCTTGTCGGCAGATTCAATCTTTCTACGCCTGACATCCAGGCGCAACCACGCCACGAAACCGAACCATAGGGTTGCGACTGAAAGAACCCAAATCATCAGTACCCACCAAAAAAAATCAATCACTTACCACCTCTCGAATGACGCATTGCGTTGCTGTCCCGAGCGCTTGAACATTTTCACCAGGTCGTCGGCCACATCCTCTTGAGCCCTCGGCATAGCCCCGTGTAGCCTCGCTAGTGTTGCCCTAAGGTCGGCCAGGCCCACGTTTGGATTCATGTGCTGATACCAGCTGCAGACCGCGATCATGGCGGCGATAACCCGATCATCGCCCCTGGCGCCTTCGTATTGCTCGGGACCCGTCTGCCGGAAGAACAACAACTCTTCGTTGAGTTCCTTGGATTGTATAGTAAGACGCCTTGACTTGATAAGCCAATCCCACAAACCCACCATGATTTGCTTGCTCTTCCAGGTCGTCTCCCAACCCCACGTATCGGACGTTGACCGGTATTTGTCCCACGGCACCCAGCGGTGCAGCCGGTGATAGCACTTCATCAACGTGGCTTGGGTGCCTCTTCCCAATCCCGTGACTTCGGCGGATATCAGCGCACGGTTGTAATGAGTTCCAATGATGGCCAGGGTATAGCCCCACGTGACGACATCCTGACGACAGGACATTTCGGCGACTTGAACGGGCCATCCATTCATGCCTCTGCGCGGGACTTTCCAGACCGAAGCGACGTTTAAGTCGGAATCGGCCAGTCCCCCACCGACATCCGCCCCGATGACGTAATCGAAATATCGCTCGGATTTATCGACGGGCTGTTCCCAGATCAGCAGATCTCCTTCCCGGTGAGGAATCAATCCTTGCTTGCCGACAGTGCCGCTCCAGACGGGTTCCGCAAGCTCCAGGCAGGGCAGCAGGTCGGATCGTTCCCACACGGTCCCGAGGATGTTGGTAAACGCCTCTTCCGGTGACGACGGGTATTCGATTCGCCGACGCTTGATGCTGCCAAAACATTGCGTATACAGCACATCCCGATACCACGCGAGCTGCTCACCGTCGCAGCCATAGCGGCGGCTCAACTCGACTTCCTCATCACTCCATTCCTCTCTAGGCAGGCCCGGAAATAACCGAAACGTCGGGTCTTCATGCCAGCCGAAAAAGAACGGCTCATATCCCGAAACGCCATCGACGGCCGCGTCCCACTGGTCCTTGTAGAATCCGGCGGGTCCGTCCGATGTGGATTCAAGAACCAGGATGCCGCGGCCGGTGATTGGGAAAGACGGCAGCAGCGCCCCCAGATAGCGTTCCGGGTCCGGGTAATACGCCACTTCCGACAAGTGCAGGTATTGCACATCGCCACCCCGAGGCTCTTGCAGGGCGGAAGACACATCGATCCTGGAATCGATCTTGGAGAAGTCCAGCGATTGGCCCGTACCGCCTCTCCGTTCGGGCTTGACCGGTATGCCCTCCCAGAAATCGGGCATGAGCTTGTAGAACCGCTCGTAAATGCCGAATATGTTCGCGGCATCCGGGCCGGTATGGGCGGCAACGACCGCCCGGATATGGGCGTTGGTACACGCAATATGCGTGAATTTAGCGGATATAAAGCTCGAAACCCCCATTCTTCGGGACTTAAGCACCAGAATTTTGCGGGGCTTGGTTTGATCGCTGTCCAGGAATCGGTTTAAAGCGGCTTGAATGGGGCGGCACGTGAATGGCGTGACCTCTCCGCCCTCGGCGGGCTTGATGAACAGCATCCGCTCGGCGTACCAATCGAAATCCCGGAACGCATTACGCGGGTCCATCGATTACGGGCTTTGCCAGTAGCTCTACAAACTGCGCATGCGTCAACGTTCCTTTGCCGATTTCCTGATACAGCGTGCCAATTTGAAGCAGGCGAACAAATCCCGTGGCTTGAGCCGGAGTGGCCGAGCCCTCCATGACACGCTTGATGACTTCGGCGATTTGGTCGGGGACTTCCTTCGGCATTGGAGCGCTATTCAATAGCACGTTCGGGATAATCAGTTTTCGGATGAAATCGGCGGCAGTGACATTTCCGGCAACGGCCTGTTCGTACATGCTTTCGATGATATCCACCCATTTGTCATGAGTAATCCAATCCCGCGCCAATTCCAGAAATTTGCGCGGGTCGGAGTTGACTCGCTTAGGAGCGCCCGGATCCGGCTTAATCGTATTCTTGGACAGGGCTTGTTTTTCGGGTTTTCTGGGCATATCGGAACTCTAGGAAATCGCAATCACTCCCGAAGCCGCCTCGGCATTACGACCTTTCGGCCTTGTGATATCAGGGCACTGACGGACTTTGAGACACACCCTGGAAACTTGACGTGCACAGTCCCCGTGATTTTGTTTTTCTCGTAGACCAGTTTCATCCCGTCCACGGTAATGAACTCATCATCGGACCAGGGCATTGTTTTTGTTCTTTCAAATTTACTCATGATTTTGATACCTCATCAGCAGTGAAGAAGATCAGCCATTTTAGGAAAGCATTAACCGACAGGAACGCCAGTATTATCAAGGCTTGCGAGGCTTTTGTAGGCTTAAATATATATCAATGTTCCTTCAATATGCCTTCAATGGTTCTTCAATGAGCCTCAATGTTCGGGAATCAGAGTCTGCGCTAAAAAGCGCGGCATCAGAGGGGAAGAGCAGCAAGATTGCCTCAATTCTCGAATGCAGCCTCTGCAGTCAGCGCGTGGAGTTCCTCCCGGAGCCGCTCCGCCGCTTCGCGCTCGGCCTGTAACGCCGCTTCGCGCCTCCTCCGTTCGGCAGCGGCCTGATCCGTCCGGAGTCGCTCCGACAGCGCCCTGAGTCCGCCCATGTGGTTCTGCAGAGATTTAGCGCCCTGATCCGGCGGCCCTCCCAACGCCCTCCGGGTCAAGTCAGCCAGTGCCGCCGTAGGTTTCGGTGGCGGCAGATAGCCCGCAGCGTCGGTGTCCTTGAGCCTCCCGAGCCGCACGGCCTCCTCGATCCGGGCCTTGCGGGTATTCGGGCAGGTGCCGAGGCTCACGGTCCATTGCGGCGGTCTCCCGTGCTGCCTGGCCTCCGCCAGCGCCGCGGTGTAGACCTCGAGGAAACAGCGCCGGGCGCCAACTTCGTCGCCGAGGTCGAGGATGCCAGAACAGGCTTCCCAGCCGCGCCGGATTTCCTCCGTGAGCACGCCGGTCTCGGCCTCGTTGCCGACGAACTTGACCAGGATGCCCCAAGCCTCATCGGGGCCGGGATGGCCGTTGTGAGTCCGCACCGCGAGGATATCCGCGATATCCGCCGGTTTTGGTGGTTCGCGGCCCTGCTTGCTCTTGGCATGGATCGCCAAGGCTCGCTTGATGTCGACGATTTCGAACTCGCCGAGGAGTTCAAACGCCGCCATGACCGCTCTGGACGTGATATTGCGCCCGACAAGTTCCCAGGCACCGGTCCAAACATCAGCAAACTCATTGAAATCAATGGATTTCATGATAATCACCTTCGATTGTATGGCCTTCCTTTCCATGGATTTGCCGCTCCAGGAACAGCCGTTTTGCCTCTTCGGCCACGGCTGCGTTACCGCGTTCGCCGCGGGGCGAAGCCCGTGCCCGTAGCGGCGCCACGGATTCCTTGCGTATCCAGTTGCGCCAGGTGGCGAACCAATCCGCCTTGCGGCCGTCCTTACCGGGTTTGGCGATCCAGTAGTCACGGAACCGAGCATAAACCTCCCGCACGTCTGCGGCAGACCATCCGGGCCGTTCCCGAATCGTCCAATCCAGCCAGTCGTCCGGCAGGTCCGCATCGCCAGGCCATCGAGTTCCGGCCGTCGAACGCGACGGTCCTCGCGGACTCCCCCTTCCGGCAGGCGCCGCCCCGTTCGCACCGGCCCGTGTGCCCGAATCGGGTAAGGGTCCTGGTGGGGCGGTGTGCGGGGATTCGCGGTCCCCGTCCCGGATGGCCTGAACTTCCCCACCGGCCTGCGAAAGCACAGGTCCTCGCGGTGGGGGAGGGTCCCGCGTCTCCGGGATTTCCGGCTCACGGGGAAAATCGTTTTGCGGTGGCGGCGTAGCCGAAGGCGGAGCATCGGGGTGACCGCGTGCCGACGACGCGGTTTCCCCCTCTGCACTCCCCCTACTCTCCCCTCCTTTCCCTTCCTTTCCTTTCCCTTCCTTTCCTTTCCAGGAAGTAGTGCTCCCGTACCACTCCGGTAGTGGTGTAGTAGCGTCGTGTCGCGGAGCGCCTATTTCGTCATAGGCGGAACCGCATCTTTTAGCGTAAGTCTTTGGATTATCTTCCTTTTTCCATCCATGCAAGATAGGACGGCTAGGCTTGTTGATCACTTGGTGCTTGGTGAAATTCGGAATGAAACCGAATTGCTTATGAGCGCCGTCGTCTTCTTCTAGGCTGAAAATCACCAGGAGTCCGCGAGGCGCCAATTCATCGACTATCGCGGTATTGACTGCTCCCGTAGTAGTGTCGGAGTGGTACGGGAATATCTTGACGCGCCATTCCAATGGAGACCACTCGATAACCCCATAATCGTCAGCGTGATTGAGCAAACCGATAAAAAGGCACTTGGCGAATTCGCTGAGCGTGCCAGTCTTGGCATCGGTCCAGAACTCCGGCTTTATCGTGCGTATCCTAGCCATTAAACGCCTCCGCAATTGCCGCCGCCACATCCTCGATCCGCCGGGCGAACAGCGCCACGGCGCCGTGCCTGGCAGCCAGGTCCAGGAATTCCGCCTGCTTTCGCTCGCGCTCGTTGCTAGGCTTTATCCACGATGGCCGTTTGACTTCGACGGCCAGCAGCCGGCCGTCGTCCAACTGCCCCAGGATGTCCGGGCAGCCAGCGAGCGTGTTAAAAACGACGGGACGATTGTGGCCCCCCTTGCCTGTTAGCAACGCGCTCCCGGAATTGAATCGCGCCGCCCACGCGACCCGCGGATGATATTTGAGCCATTGCAGAATCCCGGATTGGATGTCCTGTTCTAGCGGATCCTGCCGCCTCAGACGGAACGCGTTCACCTATCTTCCACCAGGT